ATATTATTCCTCTGTCTCAGTATGAGGTGGAACCCATTGAATTTTCCACGATTGAACTTCAAAAATACAGAAAGGCCGTAACGGCTGAGGCGATTGCCAGATATGGTCTTGAAACTGCTGTCGGCATGACCGATGAGGAGTTCAAAGTACAGCTTCAGGACGAAGTATTGGCGAAGTTTTATAACTTTCTCTTGACTGGTCAGCTCACCAGTGAGGAAACCACCTTTCAAATGGCGATCGCTATGTCGATCGGCAGAGTAAAGGACGCTTTTAAGAAGATGCATAGAACGGCTACCAGCGTTGCTGTGTTCGCTAATACCCTGGACGTTTATAAATACCTGGGCGGCGCGCAGATTACCGTACAGAATGTTTTCGGTATGGACTATGTGGAAAACTTCCTGGGCGCGGATATTCTGTTTTTCTCCTCTGAAATTCCCCAGGGCCGCGTAATCGCAACCCCGGTTAACAATATCATTCCCTATTATGTTGATCCGGGTGATTCCGAGTTTACGCAAGCTGGGCTTTCCTATACAACCGATGCACAGGTGCCGTATATTGGATTCCATACTGAAGGCAACTATGAGAGAGCACAGTCTGAATCCTACGCTCTTATGGGATTTGTGCTGTTCGCGGAATATTTAAACGCTATTGCGGTTGTTACTGTTTCCGATGCTCCTGAATTAAAAACCTTGACCGTCACTCCTTCTGCGGGTTCAGCGGTGGGAACCACAAAGGCCACGTTGTCCGGGGAAGACGGAACGGCAGGTAACGTTTTGAAGTACCGTCTCGGGAGCGCCGCTGCTTCAGTGAGCTATGGGCAGAATGTGCGGAACTGGCCTAATTTCACGGAAGGCGCGGACATTGCGGCAACGACCGGACAGGTGCTTACCGTCGTAGAAGCGGATCAGTATTATAAAGCGGTTGCGTCCGGAAGCAATACGGTTGTTGTAAACGCAGGAGATTAATGGAGAAGATCAATTATGGATATACTTCAAAGGGTAAGGATTCGAATTACCGATCCAAATGTTTCTGATGAACTGTTGAACGAGTATATCCAAACCATAATGGACAGGCTTTGTTTGCGGTTGGGAGCCGAAACGCTTCCAGCCGCTTTCGATTCTGTCTGCGTGGACGCGGTAATAAAAATGGTCCGGCGTACTTATTACGAAGGTATCTCTTCCGAAAGCGCAGCCAATCTGTCAACCTCTTTTGTGGAGGATATTCTTTCAGAATACGATAGAGAAATATCCGACTGGAAGAATAACCGCGACGATACAGACGGAAATAACAAGGCGGTGCATTTTTTATGATTTGGAAATCCTGCGACCTGCAAATCAAAGAGGGTCAAACCGAAGACGTCTTGGGAAACCAAACCGGGGGGAAGTGGAGCACAGTAAAAAAGACGGTATGCCGGTTTACTCCGTGGACAGACGAACAGATCTCTTTAGAAGGCAGAGAAGTTACCCGGAACGAACAGCGCTTTGCGATTCCGGTTTTATTTTCGGATTTTCCTGAGTGTTCTCACGCAGTTATTGACGGTGTCCGTCAGGAAATCATTCAAAAGATCGACCTTGCGCCAAGATATACCGTCATACAGGTTAAGGTATATAAGGAGTGATGATATGGCGGGATTCAAAATCGCTTTGGAAGGGGTAGAGGAGCTTGAAAACAGGCTGAATCAGCTTAATTCTGTTCGTTGGGAAGCTGTAAGAAAAAAGCAGACAGCGCAGATGCTGAACCGGGCAAGGCAGTCTGGAGGAACCCCGGTATCCACAGAAAAAACCAGGCCAAAAGGGCCGCATGGAGAACTCAGACAATCATCAAGCAGTTCTGGAGAAGAAGTCGGGTATACCAAGGAATACGGCCCGCATGTGGAATACGGACATAGAACCGTAAACGGCGGCTTTGTACCCGGCCAAAGGTTTTTACAGCGTAATGTAGAGACACAACGGAAGATTTATAAAAAAGACCTTTTAGATGCGATTAGAAAGGAACAATGATGGCTTACCAAAGAATTGGGCTAACTACTCTTATTGCCTCTATACAGGATAAAATACAGACGCGTACCAAGTTGAAATGCTATGACGCTGTTCCGGTGAACGCGCCCAGCCCGTTTTATTTTGCGGAGGTTATTAACACTACACCCGCCAACACTAAAACAATGTTTCGGGATAATTTTACAGTTTGGGTTCACGCGATTGCCGAGAAAGGAAATTCTTCTGTTGGGGTCTATACAATGATCGAACAGCTTCAAGAGGCTTTAACAGAAAATATCGTTCTTCCAGAGCCTTTCGAATTGATAATGCAGACGGACGGCGGAGTACAAACTATCCAGACAGATGAAACCGGAGAAAAACACGCTGTTGTAACCTTTGATTTTATGGTGTGCTACGGTTTTAAATGCAAAATGTAGGGAGGATTAATTTATGTTTCAATTACAGTTATTTGCGTTTGACAGCAACAACTATTGCGATTTCACAAGCTCTGCGGCAAAAGCGGTAGCCGGCAAGGATATTTTGCTGGCGGTTTTTAATGCGGACGGATCTTCTTTGCTCGCGATCAGCGGACAACAGGGGTTGACCATTAACCGTTCTGCGGATTCTATCGAGGTTACTTCTAAAGATACCCAGGGAGGATGGAAATCGAAGCTTGCCGGGTCTAAAGAGTGGTCGATTGATAATGATGGCCTTTATGTGCCGAATGATGAAAGCCATACAGTGCTTTCCCAGGCATTTGAGAACGGAGATCCTGTTTGCATAAAGGTAATTAACGGAAAAACCAAAAAGGGAATGTTTGGCGGCCTTGCGGTGATCACTGATTATCCGCTGGAAGCGCCCTATGACGACGCTATGACTTACAGCTTAACACTGGAGGGCATGGGGGCATTGGTTGACTTATCCGCTGACCCGGTAACACCGGACACAATGCCGGACGGAACCGCCGCGTTAGGTCCTTTGACGGTTGTTTCCGTTGCAGGCGCTGAAAGCGGGGATACAGCTGTATATGTAAATCCCGCAAAATCACCGGAAAATAAATATTACTATAAAACCGGAGAGGCCCCGCTACCATATCCGGCGTATGGAGAAGCCGTTAGCCTGACGGCCTGGAACGGCACGGACGAAATTGCGGCGGTCACCGGAAATCAGATTATGATTATTGAAGCGGATTCCTCAGGAAAAGCGCTGAAAGCTGGTATCGCAACAGTTACGGCGAAAGCCGCAGGCTGATATAGGAGGCTCACATGATTCAGATTAACAATAAAGAATACGAGTTGAAGTACAACATCGGCAGAATAGAACTAATTGAAAATGTGACAAAGAAACCAACTCTGGCCGCACTGAGCGAAAGCGGTGGAATGCTTGGCGTATCGTCGTTAAAAGCGTACTTTGCCTACGGTTTGAAAGAAGCCGGTTCCGATATTTTTGTCCCGATTAAAGAGGGAATGAAACTTGCGGAGGAACTGATTCAGGCGGAGGGATACTCTAAGGTGTGCGGTCTGGTTATCAACATTTTGGAGCGTGACTGCCCTTTTTTCTTCCGAGCAGATTAATCGATTTTGAATATCTGAGCCGCGAGCCTGACCCGGCCTACGACAAATTAGCGGAGCCATTTCGTAAAGAAATGGACTTCGCTTTTTTTGTTGCAAATTTTGGGTATTCGAGAACCGACTATGATGCGCTCACCAGAAAAGAAAAAATGTTCATCTATAAAGCTTGGGAAAACAAGCTTGTTGCAGACAGCACGCATTTATATAATGCGGTTTTTACCGCCGTATATAACGCAACCCGGCAAAAAAGAAAAAGAGCGCTGAAGCTATGGCGAAAAAACAAGGTAAAAAAGGCCAATGCGGAAACGGTTTCTGAAAATTTAGAAATCGTTAGAGAAGTGGAAGCCAATGAGGGAAAAAGCTGGATAGATAAAATTTATCAGGCCAACGGATTAAAAAAGCCTGGAAAGGCGGTGAAAAATGGCTGATTATACTCTTTCTGCAAAAATAACAGGAGATGCGACCGGATTCGACAGAGC